CCTGCGGCGGCCCGTACGGCGGCCCGTGCGGCGGCCCGTGCGGCGCCCCCTGCGGCGGCCCGTGCGGCGGCCCGTGCGGCGCCCCCTGCGGCGGCCCGTGCGGCGGCCCGTGCGGCGGCCGCATCCTTCGATGCCAAGCGAACCCTCACGCCTGCAGCAGTCGCGCCGGCCATGTCCACGATGGCATCGAGTTCGCGCAACTCCTTGGCGCGCTCGTGCAGCGCCGGCACCATATCCAACCACTTCGGCGTGTAGACGCGGATCAGCCAGTCCAGAGCCATATAGCTCCGGCGCTCTTCGACTTCCTTGGTGCTGCGCGTGCCGACGATCAGCGGAATCAGCGGCTTCAGCAGGCGGTCGCGATCAGCATCGTTCGGCAGCGAGTCGTTCCACGAAATCATGAATTCCGTGATGACGGGGCAAGCACATGCAGGGTGATCGCTCCACGGTTCACCAGCGACGTATGCCGCAGCTTCCATGACACACATTTCCAACTCAGCGTTTGCCGAGTGGTCGCCCTTGCGAAGACTGACGCCTTCGATGGTTGCAAGACGTTCGGGGATCAGTTCCATGCTCACTCCAGGTTGATGCCGCGTGTCTGCGGCTGGTGAGATGGATAATAGCCAGCAGCTAAAATATAGTCAATAGCTGTCCGCTAATTTAAGGCAAATATTTTGCTAAGTGCTAACCCTAGTACGGAAAAAAGCCGCCCTTATTGGCGGCCTAGTGGGAGAATGTCGTTAGGAGGTCGTTATGGCGACAATCAATTCGGCGGTGTGTCAGGCGGGGCGCCTGAATGGGATGCGCGCCGAGCAGCCACTTGCCCCATTCCCGACAATCTGTCGGAGTCAGTGGAACAACCGAATGGCCGTAGAGATGATTGTGAACAATCAAACCGGCGCCTGCCTGTTCTGGATGGGTTGCGCCCCCAGGAAGGCGGAGTGATCCGGTGGCTTCCAAGAGGCCGCTGGGCTCTGGTTGGGCTGGGATTGGTGGAATCTCAAAGCCCTGAGCCCAGAGGTTGCCGGCTTCGTTCAGAATTTCGCGGTACTGCTGGCCCGTCATCGTCACAGTGTTGGCCCCCACAGTCACAGTGATGATCCGCCGATCATCACTGAGTTCGATCTTCATTTCATTCACACTTCACCATGTGTTGCAGGTAACGCTGCCATCCCAGGGATTTTTCCGGCATGTCGTGGTTGTGTTCATGGGCATTGGCGGCGGCTGATAGGCGGGCGCTTGGTAAACAGGGCGCGCCTGCGCGCCAGTGGCCAACCCTTGCATGAAATTGGCGCGGAATTGGTCCTGTTGTTCTGGGGTCATAGCGCATCCAACGAGCAAGACGGGGAGCAAAGCAATCCAACGCATGGTCTTCTCCTCTCGATCCCATATTCATGGGATAGTTATAAAGTAATACTACTTAGTCGCCCCTGCAAAATTCACCCTTACCCCCACGCGAGCCGTGAAACGCCGCGATTGTCCTGGGCCGCGGACATCTGCGCAGCCTGGACGGGCCAGGCCAGCAGCGCGAGCAGGCGCAACAAAAGGCCCTTTAGGCCCAGACGGGCGATCGCACGCAGCAGCCAGCGCAGGTTGTAGCCCGCCGCGCACAGCACCGCGTGCAGCGCATCCCCGGTTTGCCCTTTGAGCCAGCAGCGATCCATCCCGTTGTCATGCTTCAAGTGCCCGATCGCCGGCTCCACCGCCTGGCGTCGTTTGAGCCAGCGCCACTGCTGTTTGGTCAAGCTCTTGAATTTGCCCCGGTGAATGACATCGATGCCTGGGTTGTCCGCATCCACGCCGCGAAACCCCAGATCCACCGTCACCTCCTTGGGCTTTCTTCCCACGTCCTCGGTGAGAATCGAGACCTGCTCCAACTGCTCGGCCAGTGTGTGGCCGTCATAGGGATTTCCAGCGAAGCTGCGCGCCCCGACCATCAGGCCCTGCTTGTGCGTGATGGCTACGCTCACTTTCACGCCGAACTCATAGGGCTTGCGCGCCTTGCCCTTGCCGATGCACTCCACTTCTGGCGCGTGCAGCGCATACAGCTTGTTCTTGTCATGGCGCTGCTGGCTGCGAATGCGCTCGGCGCGCCCCATCAACTCGCGCAGGTTGTACAGCGTCAACGCAGATGCATCCGCATGCGCTGCCTGGTCCATCTTGCGGGCCACCTCGCGCAGCACGATGCCCAGCACCGTGCGCTGGCGCTTCAAGACCTTCTTCAAGCGCTTGAACTGCTTGGCATGGGCGTAGCCGCCGGCCTTGCGGCGCAAGCTCTTGCCCTCACGCATGAAGGTCTGTTTCAAGGCAATGCCGGCGCGCTTGGCCGCCGCAACCACTTTGTGGCGCGCGATCTCCAGCAAGCGCGAGTCCACCGGATGGGCAATGGCCTTCTCCTGTACGGTGGTGTCCACGATCAAGCGCTCGAACTCAGCTGGCTTGATGCTCTTGGAGGCAACGGCCGTGTCGATGGTGGCCTTCAAGAGCTCTTCGACGCCGGCCTCGCCCAGGGCCGCGCGAAAGCGCCCGATCTGGCTGGCATCACAGGGCAAGCGCGGCTCGTAGTAGTCCATGCCGCTGAAATGTTGCCACACGACGTTCTCGGCCCAGCGTTCAACCAGTTCTTCGTCGCTGAGCTTGAAGGCGTGCTTCAGATACAGCAAGCTGGCCATCAGGCGAATGGCAAGGCGTGGGCGCCCGGCTGCAGCGACACCGGCGCCGGCGAGCTGCAGCGAAGGGCCAAAGAGGTCGTCTTGCCGGACAACCCGGCCATCGCGACAGCGCCGGGCAAAGCAAGGGGCCAGAGCAGTCTCGATCTGGACCCAGGGCAGGCGACTGGCGAGTACCGCCAACGGGTGGCGCAGGTCGATCAGCTCGGCCAGGCGCGGGCGAAAGAAGTCAGGGGTGTCGGCAGGCTCGGGCATCGGCAAAAACTCCCAGAAATCAATTCGATATTCAACGATTCCCGAGAGATTCGGTGCACAGGGATTGCACCGAAAACCCAGTGTTCATGCGGGGTGCGGGGGATTTGCAGGGGCGACTACTTAGAAACACTGAGTAACAATCCTGACGGAAAAGCGTAAAGTCGGAAGGGGCCTATATGTCTTATGCGGCCTTGGGGTTGAGATTGGCCGAGGATGCGGACATCCCCCCCAATTTGGATTGCTTTTCTGCCTCGAATTCCATAAGCATTCGCCGGACAACCCCCTGTATTTCCAGCTGCTGATCCGTTGACAGATTTTGGAAGCGGGCACTGTCGATGCCAGGAAAGGGCCAGAGGGAGAAATCCGTGTCAAGCCACCCCTCTGGCTTACTCGCCGCAGCCTCTATCTTGCGAGCGGCCTTGCTGTCTATCGAGTCGCGCGCACCCTTGTTGAGCTGCCAAACATAAACCGCTGAGATTCCGAGTGCCGCCGCCAACTCGGCCCCCTTCATCTCGTGACCTCGCTCACGCTCAATCTCGGCGATCAGAGCGCGGTAGTTTTCAAGTCGAACGGTCTCGATAGTCCTCACGGCAGCAGCGTAGCAATTCGTGAGCATAAAAAATTAGCTGGACGCTATTGACTGGACGTTAGCAGTTGGCTAATCTTCTGGCATGCGGCTATCAGAACTTCTACCTTCGCTTTCCACGAAGCAGCGCGATGCGCTCGCTGTCAAGGCGGGCACCAGCTCTGCCTATCTGTGGCAACTCTCCACTCGCTGGCGCGACAAGAAGCCATCCATAGATTTGCTCAAGAAGCTTGCTGCCTCCGATCAGCGTCTGACTGTTGCTGAGTTGGTCGAGGAGTTTTCTGCCGCAAAGCCTGACAACAACGAGCGCCGCACCAAGCAGAAGGCGGAGGCGTGAGATGAAGCCGCTCAGGCCGTATCCGGGGCATCGAGGCAAGAAGCCAACGCGACGTGTGTGCGATCCGCTCCATGAGCTATTTAACGCACAGGCATACGGCGCCCAGGCCCACCGTTCCAACCAGATGTTGGCATCCCAGTCTTCATATTGGTCCACATCTGCATGCAACCAATACAACACAAATTTCTTTAATGCATGGCCTTCGGCGCCGGCATCAGGGGAGTTGGATCGTCTTGATACAGAGCAATCGTCAGGATCAGCGGCACCGCAAGCCACAGTTCCTTTGGCGCTGGCGCCCCAGCTTGATGCAACGCTGCTGGCAACGGTTCGGGCTGGATTCGCAGAAATCCGGGCGTTGACCAGTCGAGTGTTTTGCAGAGATAGGAAGGGTTTGTGATGTTCCCTGTCTTCCATTCTCTGGCTTGTGAAAACACTGAGGCTGCGGTAGCCGGGTTCGTGCCGTCCAGGATAACTACATGCATGTCCGCTCCTTCCGTTGATGGCTGTGTCAGAAGCGCCATCGTAAATCGGAAGCAGCGGGCGCCCATCAGGAACTGCCCCATGACCGCCTATCTCGTGACTGCTCTTGTTCTCAATTTCATGTCCTTCTGTGGCGGCCTGATTTGGCTTGTCACAGCCAAAGTGCCAGTCCGAACACCAACTCTGATCGCGTGGCAGTGCGTCTTTGATGTTGGCGCGCTGATCTGGACCGCTTGCCTGTTGCTCAAAGGCTGACCCATGTTCTGGATCTTCTTCACCATGTTCATTGGCCTGTGCCTCGCTCTCGTAGCAGTAGGCAGTTCCTCTATCAAGCAGGCGCTGGACGAATGCGGGCAGGAGCCCGACGAGGGCTAGGTCGTAAACAGTTTTCATGGGCCGGATGGTCCTTTTTATTTGCCCAAATCCAAAGTCAACCAGCGTCAACCATGAGCAACCATTCGCAACGTGAGATGCCTTTTCTCGCTGAAGCCCGCAAGGCAGTTGATGTGCCGATTGAGTTCATCCGTGCATGTCCTGATGAACTCGCTGCATTGAATCTCTGCATGAATTTGTCGAACCTCAGTGACGAAACGATCCGCGACAAGCTTGGGATTGACAAAGGGCACTTCAGCCGGATGCGCAAGGGGCGCGGCAACTTCCCGGCGAACAAGCGCCTTCAGCTGATGGCGATCTGCGGCAACCGTGCGCCTGTGCAATTCGAGGCAATGCATCTGCATTGCGATCTGGTCGAGAAGTCCAAGGACGCTCTCATTCGTGAACTTGAAGCCAAGTTGGCAGAAGCAAGGATGGCCGCATGAATCTCCACCAAGACGCCCATTTCGACGGCACTACTTACGACCACGCCCGTGATGGCTGTCGTCTTGCCGAACAGACGCAGGCCGTTTACGCGGTCATGAAAGATGGTCGCTTCCGCACCCTGGCGCTGATCGCTCAGATGGTCGGCGCTCCCGAAGCATCCGTGTCGGCCCGTCTCCGCGATCTGCGTAAGCCTCGCTTCGGTGCCCACACAGTTAATCGCCAGTACGTCAAAGACGGCTTGCATCAGTACCAGCTCGTGGTGCGGGCGACGGAGCACTAATGGCCGGCGACTGGATCAAGATGCGCTCCGATCTTCTGACGCATCCGAAAGTTGTCCGCATTGCGTCCGCATTGCGTGCGGACAGATTGCGCATATCTGGCGGACTGTTTGCGGTCTGGTGTCTGTTCGATACCCACTCTGTTGACGGTCGTCTTGAGGGTTACACGCTTGAAGCGGTGGATGACCTGATCGGATTCCCTGGCTTTGGCGCTGCGATGCAGGCCGTTGGCTGGCTTGAAATCGACGGTGATTCCCTCTGTACGCCCCGCTTTGAAGAGCACAACGGGCAATCTGCCAAGCGTAGAGCAACGGAATCCGAACGAAAGAGGAATGACCGCAAAGCGTCCGCACCGGATGCGGACAAAAAGCGGACCAGAGAAGAGAAGAGAAGAGAAGAAGGTAATACCGTCCCTAACGGTACGGACGGCGATGCCGTCAAGCCAGCACCAGCTTTGTCCAAAGACGAACTTTGGAAAGCAGGCAAGTCGCTGCTGAACCAAGCGGGCATGCCCATCGCGCAATGCGGGTCGTTCGTCGGCAAGCTGGTCAAGGACTACGGCGATCAGATCGTGGTCGAGGCGGTGCGAACTGCCGTCGTGTCGCGGCCCGCAGACCCTGCGGAATACCTCAAGGCCACCTGCATGCACGCTGTTGGCCAACGTGCTACGCCTGAGCCTGCATGGCGTGCCGAGCAGCGCGCCCGAACCCATCAAGCCGCACCTGGTGTTGCTGCCGGCGTAATCCCTGCAGACCAATTTTTCGTTGAGACGGAGGCTATCCATGTCACTACCCGCCGCCTGGGTTGATCGCCTGTTCGACAAGCTGACGCTGACCTACGGGCAGTCGTTCCTTCGCCGTTGGCAAGACATCGACATGAACGCTGTGAAGTCCGACTGGGCGCACGAGCTTTCGGGCTTCGAGCGCTTCCCGAAGTCCATCGCGTGGGCATTGCAGAACCTGCCGCCCGAGAAGCCGCCAACGGTGCTGGAGTTCCGCAACTTGGCACGCCGCGCGCCGGAAGAAGAGCAGCCGCGCATTGAGCATTCCGCTGCGGGCAAAGAACGCATCGTTGAAGAACTGCGCAAGCTGGGGCCGATTATTGAAAGAACGCGACCTTCTGGTGACTCGCTGGACTGGGCTCGTCGGCTCATTCAGCGCCATGAATGCGGCGCTTTCCCTTCCACGCTTGCCGCGCTGTCGATGGCTCGCGATGAACTTGGAGAGACGGCATGAGCGAGTTCAGCGCCGAATGCCAAGCGGCAAACCGCATCGCCGCGCAACTTCGCGGCCTCCCATCGCCGAAGCATCAGGCCCGGATTCAGGTCCCTTTGGCACCGAAGGGCAGGAAGGCTCGGGCGTATGCCACCGGCATCCCGGGCAAAGGTGTCTACCTAAAGCTGGTGAAGCAGGCGCTCATGTTGCAGGTGTTGGCTTACTGCCAAGAGTTTTTCGCGGAGAACGACCAACTGCCGCCGCAAGCCTGCACTGCCAAGCGGTTCGGAGTGACCGAGCAGACCGCGCAGGAGTACATGCACCGGCTGGCTAAGGATGGGCATATCGAGCGCAACGC